ATCATCTATCTCCAAGGACAGAAATGGCTTTATTGGGTAAACTAAACTATGACGAATATGAAGTTCGTATGTCTGATAGTGTTGGGAATATACGTGTAGAGTATGTTCTAGCTCCTGATGTTGAGCGTGCTGCTTGGCAAGCTGCGGAGCTATCCACCCAACGAGATTGTACTTTAACTGATGTGAGAATGTGTGATGAGTGGTAAAGAGTTCCCAAACAATTGGCAAGATATTAAGGACTGTCCTGATGAAGCTTTTGAGACATGTACCTATGATGAGTTCATGGTAGGTATGGCGAGTTGGGTAATTCCATCTAGTCATTGTGTTATCATGCGTGTCACTAACAGTGATACAGGTAAAGTAAAAGAGTATGCTTATCAAAAAGTGGGTTCAGCCCGCAATAAAATGATTAAGCTAGTAGAAGATCCAGCAAATGAGATTATCATTTGTGATTCCGAATCCATCCACCTAATTAAACAAAGCAATGAGCCTGATCACGATTGACGAATTCAATGAAGAGTTTTCAGTTGACTACCCAGAACTGGCACAATGTTATTCAATCTATGAGGTAGAAGACGATGACTACGAGGAGGGAGGCAGCAATTGAAGCTATCCTTGCTCAACAGCAAGAGAAAAGAGAAGAATTAGAGAGATTAAAAGCAGCACTTGAAGAAACAGAACAGGACATGGTTGAGCTTGATACAGCCATGGCAGGTCTTGAATCAAGTGGTATTGGTGGTGATGTAAACATTACTGTACCAACACCTGAAGTTAACATCACGGTACCTACACCTGAAGTTAATGTTGCTGCTCCTAATATCACAATCACGCCGGAACTTAACATCACTGGTCTTGTTGATTTAATCAATAGGGTCACTGCTCTTGAGAATCAAACTGGATTTGCTGATCCAACTGATCCACCACCTGAGCCTAGTTTCGACTGTGGAGATGTTGCTAACTGCGATGTAATTCAACAGTTACAAAGTGATGTAAGTACTCTCCAAGGACAGATTTATGATGTTGATCAACGGATGCTATTCAATGAGGATAGATTAGATAAAGTCATTATTCAAGAAAATGTACCTGTACCTGGCTTATTATCCAAACCTGATTATACACCAATTGAAGAACCTTAATGGCGACACCCGCACAGATAGCTGAGCAAGTACAATTTGAGAGAGATGCGATTCGTTGTGGTCTTGAGAAACTACACAAACAAACAAAGGATTTAGAGGCTAAACAATATGCAAGTGCTACTGCTTACGGTACTGCTAGCATGGATATGCTTTTGCCTTTGGTGGTCGAGCGGATAGAATCTACCACTAATTGTTTATATAAAGGGCAAGCAGGCGCTTCATTCAAAGACATTCACAATCATCTGCGGGATTTAGAGCCACTAGCTGCGGCAGGTATCGCCGTGAAGATCACATTTGATAAGGTGTTCTCATCTCGTGACGATGATGATCGTAAATTAGTTGCTGTTACAGGGTCAATCGGGCGTGCTGTTGAAGATGAATGTCAGATGCAGTATTATGAACGTGTTTGTCCTGGTTTACTCAAGACTATCAAGGACAATTACTGGCATCGTGCCTGTGGTACACATCAGAAATTGGTTGTTGTCAAGACACTTATCAACCGTAACGATGTAACGCCCTGGAAGCCGTGGCAACAGGATGTGAGGGTCAAACTAGGTACATGGCTCTTGAACTGCATTATAGAGCCTTCTGGGTGGTTTACATTGGATCGTAGGCGTCAGGGTCGTAAGACAGATAACTATGTCATTCCGACTCCTGCATTCCTCAAGATCAAAGATGAGGTCATGGCACAATGTGAACTGTTCTCACCTATTGCCTATCCTATGCTCATTGAGCCCAATGATTGGACCAATGACAGGCGTGGCGGTTACTTGCTAAATGAGATACGGATGTGTAACGATCTCGTGCGCCGCGGTAACCCCACACTTATACAGGGGGAAACACCGCTGACTGCTCTGAACAAGATTCAGAAGGTAGCGTATGCCCTGAATCCATTCACTCTTGAAGTTGCTGAGCATCTGATGGAGAAAGGTATGGAGGTAGGGAAGTTCATCCCTATTGTTGAATATGAGTTGCCTGTAAAACCTGTTGATATAGATACTGATGATGGTGTTCGTCAAGACTACAGACGACGAGCAGCGGAGGTCTATAACAAGAGAGCAGATAGCTTTCGTCGGTCTTGTAGAACCCGGATGACGATGGAGGCAGCTCAACTCTTTAAGAAGAAAGAGAAGTTCTTTGTTCCTCATAGTTTTGATTATAGAGGTAGGATGTATCCTATCCCTGCATTCTTAACTATGCAGGACACTGACTTCGGTAAGAGTCTTCTTAAGTTTTATGAAGAAGCTAAGCTAACTAGTGAAGCTGAAGATTGGTTGTCATTCCAAGTTGCTACTACTTGGGGTCTAGATAAAGCTCCTATTAAAGAGAGACTAGAATGGACAACAAATAATCACAATCACATTGCTAGAGTAGCTGAAGATCCTATTGGTTGTCTTCCTGATTGGGAAGCAGCAGAGGAACCTTGGCAGTTCTTAGCAGCATGTGATGAATATTACCATTGCTGTATTAAACGTGATCGAGATTACACTGCTCTGCCAGTTGCAACTGATGCCACCTGCAGTGGTCTACAAATACTCGCCGGATTATGCCGAGACGCAAGCACTGCAAGTCTTGTCAATGTCCTGCCAGGAGAAAGACCCGCTGACGCCTATGCAACCGTCGCCGAGCACGCTAAACCAAACGTCCCTGACTCTATAAAACCATACATGGATAGGAAGGTTGTTAAGAGAGTTGTAATGACTGTCCCATACAAAGCTAAACCTCATTCCAACCGTGGTTACATCAGGGAAGCTCTTAAAGAGAAAGGGGTAGAGATTGAGAGAGATGATTTGACTGCTACTGTCAATGCTGTTCGTGATAGTATGGATGAGATCGTACCTGGTCCTATGGCTGTCATGACATGGTTTGAGACAGAAGTAACCAAAGCTATCAAGCGTGGTGAAGAACAACTCCAATGGTGTACTCCATCAGGTTTTGTTGTCACCCAGAAGCTTATGAAGAAGCTATTCAAAGATGTTGAACTTCAACTACTAGGTAGAGTTAAGATTAGGGTGTCTACTGAAGACAGTGATAAGGTTGACATCAACCATCATAAGAATGCAACAGCACCTAATGTTATCCACTCTCTCGATGCATCCCTACTTCATCTGGCTTCACTGCGCTTCGACGCTCCGCTATCCCTCATACACGACTCGGTACTTTGTCGTGCTACTGACATGTCTGCTCTATCATCCGTTGTTCGTGAGGTCTACATGCATCTATTTGCAGAACATGATTACCTCAAAGACTTTGCTGCACAGATTGGAGCAGAAACTGACCCGCCGATCATTGGAGATCTGAAACCAGAATCCGTGATCGAATCCACTTATTTCTTTTGCTAAATGAAGACACCGCTTAGATACCCTGGTGGTAAGTCAAGAGCGATTAAAAAGTTGTTTTCAATCATGCCTGATTTGTCAAGCTATGATGAGTGGAGAGAACCATTCCTAGGTGGTGGTAGTATGTCTATTGCCGTCACCAAGACTTACCCGGAGTTAAGTGTATGGGTCAATGATTTGTACACACCACTATTCAACTTCTGGGTAGCATTACAGAAGGACTCAGAGTCACTGTCTACTGAGATATTAGAACTCAAACTGACAAGAGATGCTAGAGAGTTGTTTGAAGAAGCGAAGGGTAGGTCTTCTGAACCTGCTTACTTCTACATTCTCAACAAATGCTCTTTCTCTGGTCTTACAGAGTCCTCGTCATTCTCTCAACAGGCAAGTGTATCGAACTTCTCTGAAAACAACATCAATTCGTTACGATCATACGGTCCTATTATAAAGAACTGGAAGATTACCAACCTATCCTATGATCAACTGCTATCCAATGACAATGTGTTTGTCTATCTCGACCCACCCTATGAGATAGACTCCTCACTGTACGGCAAACGTGGGTCAATGCACAAGACATTCGACCACGACATTTTTGCTAAAACCTGTACACAATACACTTGTGATCAACTGGTGTCATACAATGACTCCTCCATGATCAAAGATCGCTTTACCAATTACAAACCAGAAACCTTCCCTCTGACTTATACGATGCGTTCCACTGGTTCGTATCAGAAGGATCAGAAGAAAAGGAATGAACTCACCCTTATCAACTATGGCTAGAACCACCTTTGTTACACCTGAACCCGTCACCCTTGAAGGATATCAAGCTGTGATGAAACCATCCAAGTTTGGATACTCCATGTCTGCTATCATTGATCAGGACATGATTGACAAGCTTGAAGATGATCGTATTGAAACCCTTAAGTGGGCTGAATCAAAACTGAAGAACCCGAAGCGTAGTGTATGTAAACCTGAACCTTGGGAAGAGGTTGCTGATGGTCAATACAAAATCAAGTTCTCATGGAATGAGGATCTCAAGCCACCAGTGGTGGATAGTGAAGGCACTCCTGTCACTGATGTTAATCTACCTATCTACAGCGGAGCACAAGTTAAGCTCGCGTTCTATCAGAAACCTTACATCCTCAAAGATGGGGTTACGTATGGTACGTCCCTCAAATGCCAAGCCATCCAGGTTGTTGCCTTGAATGCAAAGGCTGGTGTCGATACTGGTGATATGCCAGTAGAAGATGTCGCTGCTATCTTTGGCAAGACTGAAGGGTTCAAAGCTAGTGACCCTGTCATTACACCTAAAGCTGATGAGGAGGATGATTTCTGATGACTTACGTTATTGAAGATGGCGGTCGCGCCAACATCTACGCAAAAGAACCACCTATGACTATTATGGAAGTAACTGAAACTCACAATGAGCGTGCCGAGCGCTTGAACGGTCGTCTTGCTATGCTTGGCGTCATGGCGGCTCTCGGTGCTTATGCACTCACGGGGCAGATCATCCCAGGTATCTGGTAATGGCGTTCCGATCAGGACTTGAAGAGAAGGTCGCTGATCTAATGGTAGAGTTGGGTGTCAAGTATGAGTATGAGTCAACTAAGGTTCCTTATGAGATTCATTTCAACTACACACCCGACTTCGTCCTACCTAACGGAGTATATCTAGAATGTAAAGGACTATGGGAACCTGACGATCGTCGCAAGATCAAGGCTGTCATTGAACAACATCCTGAGATTGACTTGCGTATGGTATTTCAGTCACCCTTCAATAAGATATCAAAAAAATCTAAAACCACCTACGCTAAATGGTGCGACAAACACGGAATCAAATGGTGCAGCTATGCAAACATCCCCCTTGAATGGCTCATCTGAATT